TATATTCTGTTGCAACGGATACTAACATGTTTCCATATTCTGTTGTACCAATTTTACCTTTATATTCCGCAACTTGTTTACATTGTTCTGTATCAAATACATGAAATGCAGAATAATCTGTTGAGTCTCCTCTGGCTACATCTGCTACTACCATATATTTTTTTGAATAATTTGGATATTCCCATATCCAATAATTTGAATCCATTCCACGTTTTTCAATTGGATCTTTTACAAATGTTTGGTCATACCATTGCAATACTTCACCATCTACTACTGTATGCCCTGATGATATAAAATCACAATCACATTCTTGTGCAGCCATTTTATCACCTAATAACTCTGTTTGTTTAGCACGCCATGCATCATCACGATCAGGATGTACTGTCCAATGTAATCTAATAGTATTAAATTCACCGCCAGCTTCTGCATCTACCCATTGTTTATGAAACCAATTACCAACACCATTAGGAGTTGAAAGTGCAATACAATCACCACCAGTTGCCAATGTTTGCTGAGCAGCTGTCCATATATCATCAATCTTATCAATAAAGGCTGCTTCATCAAATATCAATAATGATAATGCTTCAGATCTACCAGCATCTCCTTTTGATGAAATTGCTTTTATTTGTGATCCATTTGTCAACTTTAATGAAAGTTTATTGTCTTCTAGAACTTCTCCTCTCAACCATTTTGGTAAATTTTCATGCATAACTCTTACTTTGGTAACAAGATTTTTTGCAACATCTTGCTTTGTTGCAATTACCAATGCATTAAAATCTGACTTGAATAACATTTTCCACAACGCATATCCTGCAGATAATGTAGAGATACCTAACTGTCTAGATTTAAGTACAATATTGTATCTGTTATTTGATAGTTGTGTTAATGCATCCTCTTGAAATGGATACAAGTTAAAGTATATTTTACCTTGAGTAGGATGTTGTATTATACAATATTTACGCATGAAATGTATTGGATCTTGAACACATTTCTTATATTCATCGCGTATTATTTCTTTTAATGTTTTCTTTACAGCCATAATTTATTTAATATAATAAAAGTTTTTCAGAAAACCTAATGAAAATAGTATTATTTTTTTCTTTTTTCAAATGACCGGCCTCCAAAATAAGCACCAATAGTTGTCATCAAGACTAACTGTAATAGGTCTGTCCATTTTTCTTCTACATGAAATGCAACTGCTCCGGCATCAATAAAAATCATTAACACTGTACATATCACTAGAAATATAAGAACCATTGGTCTTACATTTTTTGATAACCAAGAATCAGAATTCATATCTGCTTTCCAACGATCAGTTATATTAGCTTCCATCTGAGTTTCATAATCAGAAACTAATTGTTTTATTTTTTGTTCTGCTGCTAGTTTTTCTTCTTTAGATGTATGTAAGTTATCTATTACTCCTCCAACACCTTTGACTAATTCTGTTGCACCTCCACTGAATATTTTTCCTAATATACTCATATTTAACTCTCCTTTTTTAACTCTGTTAAAGTTTCTTCTTTAAATCTATTGTATTGTTCATCAATATATTTTAAATATTTTTCTTTGTAGTCTGATTGATCAAATTCTTCAACATCTCCTTGGGCATTTTGTACAAATTCTAATTTATCTTTAACTGCAGTTTTTATTATAGAAACTTCTTTATCTGCAGATGCAAAAAATGATTTTGCATTTTCAAACATTTTTGCACGTGCATATTTTTCATATGTTCCTTCTGCTCTTAATTGAGTTTCCATTGTAATAACACAATCAAAACATGTTTTATGAGTTTTCCAGAATTTTTTATTTAATCGCTCTTCATCATTATACATTTTTGAATTACATTTAGGACACTTGGTTGGCATATTAACAATTTTATTTATTTCATCTAATATACTATTTGCTGCTTTTTTGACACGAAATCCATCTTTTTGTTCCCATTGAACTTTTGTACCATTTGAATTAGTTTCTATCCAAACTTCTCCAATTTCACGTTTCTTACTAGATTTACCAGTAAACCCAAATGTTTTATTTGTTTGTGTTTTGTGTGTGCCAGCTAGTAACTCTTTAACAGCCTTTACGTTTTGTAATTTGCTTTTTGCCATTATAACCTTTTATTTAATTAAGCTTCGTCAGTTGCACTCAACGATCCACGTACTGCTTTTTGTTGTAATCTTAATTTAATCTTTTCAATTACTCTTGTATCGCCTCCTGCTAATTCTTTAACAACTGATAATATTCCAGCTGCTCTTTGGTCTGCAGATCCTTGCCCTAATGCTCTTTTAAGTAATTTAACTCCAGCTAAATTAGCAACTCTTCCTAATCTATTAGATACTGTACTTTTTGTTCTATCTAAATATGATCTTTCTGCTAAAGAATTTTTGATTTCATTTCTAACAGCTTTTCGTAATTTTTTTTCGTCCATTTGTTTTTCCCTATTTTATTATAAATATGCTACTTATCTCCAAGTCCACCTATTCCTAACAACTGATTGATAGGAGCAAATAAACCTGTTAATTTGTATATCTTTCCTTTATATACAAATACTATACCTTCTGTTGGTACTAATTTTTCAAAGCCTCCTAGGTCTTCAATACGCTTTAATTCAAATTTTAATTTTTCAAGTGACGCTAGGTCTTTAGATTTCTGAATGACTTTAATTTTTGCAGCTATTCGCTTTTTCATATCTTTAACTGCATCAGTTGGAACTACTGATAAATAGTCTGATATGTTATGTAATATTTCTACTCCTAATTCTAAAAATATTTTTTCAAAATTATACACATTTTGTTTGTTTTGTTTAGCAAAATCTTGTTTATCAAAATCTTTGGCTATTTGTAATGTTTCAGGATCTGGTATAGTTTTATTATTCATTCTAAATGATTTATCAAAATATGCCCATCTTTTTAATAGTCCTAATTTTATATCATCTGTTGCATATGGTATTACTTGTTCAATTTTTCCTTCCCACCATTTTTGATGCCACATTACTAATTCATCTGAATCTTTTAACTTAAATTGTTTTTGTAATGAATTTACCTTATTAACAAAATATTGTTCTTTTTCTTCAAAATTTGGTAATTGTTTTGTAGTTAAAATTTTTGGTGGAATTATTTCAAATTGCCTTTGTATATTTGCATTAACATTGGCAATTAATTTTTGTAATAATGGAGCATATTCTGGATATGAATCTACCTTAACTGCTAGATCTAAATCATATTCATCTACTCCATGAAATTGAATATATGCTTTAGGTCCATACATTATAACATTTTTAGTTCCAGGATAAATAATTTCTATATTTAAAAATCTAGAACCATTTTGAAATATATTATCTAACTTGTCTCTTGGTATTTTTAATAAAGCTTTTTCTAAATCTTCCATTGCAAATGTAAAAGCTTTTTCTATCTCACCTCTACCTGCAAATTTAGTTCTTACTGCATCAATATCCATTGGAGCTTTAATAGTAGTTTTATTTCTTGCAGCTCCTACTTTACCATCTTTAAATGTAACAGCTAATGCTTGGCCATCTGTTTTTTCTTGTACACCTGATTCTATATTTAATTTACCTTCTAACGATAACCGTATCATTTGTTTCATATCTCCAAATGTAATATCTCTATCATCAAAAGGATGATTCATATGACCTGCAGCTCCGCCTTCAGTTATAAGTTGAATTGCTAATGATTCTCCTAATGTCTTTGGTTTTGGTTCTTGTTGAGGAATTCTAAATCTAGCTGCTGACCGCCCATTGATTAATAAATCA